CCACCACGTGGTCCTACACCAAATTTTATCTGACTTTTCTCAGTTTGACCATTGAATTGTATGGCATCTACTCCTAATGTGTTAGGGTAATTTGTGGTGAAATCATTTTGTGTGGCACGATGTGGTATCAAATACCAATAACTGTCTTTGTTGCCATCTGTTTCACCTCTGGCGTATTGTGTGCCCCACCAAGGTAGTTGACCATTGATGTTATATTGTTCACGATCAATAGTTCCTAGCCATTTGATCACATTATTGTCCAACACCCTGTCTGTGGCCGCACTACTGCCTGTGTAGTTTGCATAAACATTGGCGAAAGGTGTTAGATTGCCTGATGTGTTTGTGGTCATTGAAACACTAGCAATATTGCTTATGTCATATGTGTCTTTCTTGTTCCAAGTATTACTGCTGGTGTCATAATCGTAGTACACGTCAACAGAATTGGTGTCAGTGTAGACATAAGTTTGATTGTTATAACTGTCAAACCAATTAGTACCTGGATTAGAATTAACGGCACCTGAACTTTGATAATATCTGGCACCCATATACACAGGATCATAATCTAAATCTCTCACTGTGATTGCGTTGTTCAATGACACACTAACAGGTGTGCCTGGATCTTGGCTATCAACATAGTTTGCAGATATTGTGGCAGTGACTGTGGCGTTTGAATGCAAGTTAAGGTCCATATTTGCCAAAGCAGTATTCACATTAGACAATGAATCTGTGTAAGACCATTGTCGTGTGCTGGAATCAAATGTGCCAGCGGTAGAAGTTATTGTGCCTATGTCGTGACTCAATGAAACTGTGGCTGTGATATTTGAACTGACATTGGCTGAGTCTGGATCTGTTATGCTGAAGCCAAATTCAAATGGTGTGCCACTCTTGTAGTTGTCTGAATCATATATCATCAAGTTGTCCGTCAGTAGTGTTATACTGCCTGTCTCTTGTACTGGTGTTATGTCAATTGCACGAACTTCTGAATCTGTCTGTGTTTGACCTTGTACCTGTATCTGATAGGTCAGCGTGGAATCTGTGATTGTGTCTGTTCCTGGTTGATATTTGAGATTGGCTGTGAAGTCATCAATCTCACTTTGTGTGCCAGTGAAAGACAACACACCAGTTGTACTGTTCCATTCATTGTTGGCTGTTCCTGATATTGAAAATGCTAAGATCTGACCACTGCTTTGGGTAGTCACTGTAAGCGTACAATCATTGGCTGGTGATGCTCCACCAAGATCTGTGCCTGCGATTGTTATTGTGTCAGAGAAGGCATAACCTGAACCTGCTTGATTGACACCATTTGACAGATGACCCACTACACCTGAAGCATATCCTAAATAATTATTGCCAGATTTTCTTAAGTTAAAAGTGGCCCCTGATCCTGAACCTGATGTGGTTCCTGATACTCCTATGTAAGGAACAAACAGTTCGCCAAATTCTCCTGCACCATTACCTAATGAAGCAGTGGTTGAAACTGTGACTGACAAGTCAATGGCTCTGTTGCCTGTTGAGTCAGCAATGATTGTGGTGCTTGGCATACTGTTATTGTAGGATAATGCATCTTCTGTTATGGTCACATTTGATGACACAACAAGATTGTCAACTGTGCCTGTGTTGGATATTGCAAAGTTGTTTCCAGAATAAATCTTTTTGAATGTGCTGTAATTGGTGTTTATGTTGTGTGTTAATGATGTACCGTCTGGTGCCCTGTACACGTCTATATCATAAACTAGATCTGAAATTACATCTGGATGTGGAAAAAAATTAAATGCACTTGTAAGTGCCGTATTCACATTGGCTTTGCTACCTTGTACTATGTAGGCATTGGCAGATATGCTGGCTTCTGCTCCTGTGCCTGAATAGGTATGAATATTAGTAGTACCATTTATCACTAGATCACCAACATTGGCTGACTGGTCAATTACCACAGCATATATTTCTGTGGTACCTGCGTTGTTGTCTGCTGTGTCACCAATTACTAAACTTGGTAATACATTTGTTGACTTTGTGTTTTCAACATAGCTAAATGCCTGTTCTCCTGAAAATTCTGGTGTTTGGTTTGTGACTGTTGTGGCCACTAAAGTTGTTGGTGTTGCAATTGGTAGAGATGGTGAAGAAGCTACACTTATGGAAAGTGTGTCCGCTTCAATCCCTTCTAGGTCTGTGCCACTGGTGATTGTTGTTGGGACATATGTGCAAGTTGATAATGCTGTATTCAAAGTTGTTATGTTGTTGGTTGCTATCTCATCTCTGTTTATCAAAGAAGTCACTATTGATGCATCAGGATATGTAATTGATCCTTTTGCCTTGTCATATGTTATCGTAGCTGTGAATGTGACTCCTGGCTGTGTGAATGTAGGTGAAATGGCAATTGTTCCCAGACTTTTACCTGTGGCATTAAATGCTGAACCTTCATTTTCAATAAATGCAGGTGCAGATCCAGATTTTGTAAGTTGTAAAGTATTATCTATTGTTGTTGTTATTGTTGTTGTATTATTATTAATTCTATTATCTTTGTCACTGCTTATATCAATTGTAATTGTTTGTCCTTGTAGAGCATTTAGATTTGTGGTTGGATTTGCAACAAATAATGGTTTGTATTGTAGATCACCTAACACTGAATTCAAATTTGTGACATTGGTTGTGGTCAACACATCTTTGTCTGATGCACTGGTATTCAAGAAACTTGTATCATTATATGTTATACTACCAATTGTTTTGTCATAAGTGATGTTGACTGTGTAATTTGCTCCACTGTCTGCATCATTGATAGAAAATGTACCAAGTGATTTTGTTGTACCTGCCACCGCTTCACTTTCATTGTGTTCAACTGTGGTAGATGGAGAAGCTGTAAATGTTGAATCTGATACACCAATTATTGAATGTCTAATTGTTTTGTTTAATACAGACTTGTCTGTGCTTGATACACCAACATTGGCATCTAGTTCTATTTGTAGTGTGATGCTATCATTATAATCATTTGGCACGGTCAATCCCAACCCTGTAGAACCATTAAATGCGGTTGCTAGGTCAACATCACTGCCACTTGCACTGGTTGAGGCAAATGTCACTGTGAATGTTGCCGCTGATGTGTCTAGAGTGTTTCCAGTTATACCAGCTGTGCCTGAAGCAAAACCTGAAACGGCACTTACGGCATTTGGATCAAACCATTTGACTGTAATGGTTCCTTCCACGTAAGGACTGAATTGTGTAAAGTTAATTGGTAATCTAATTGTTGCCATTATGAAGACTCCGTGTATGATGTTGCTATGGTGTTGAATGATAGATTATAACCAAAGTCAAAACCTAAATCAACTACACCCCATTTTTCATTTTCATATCTTTGTGCAACCACTTGATATTGGTATGGTGCTGTTTCAGTGATGCTTTGAATTTTGTATATCTTTTCTTGTTGGAAACTTTTTGTTGGTGCACTAACTATCTCAACTAGATTAAATGCTTGTCCTTGATAGGCAGTTAAATTACCGTGGTCTTGATTAATATCTCTCAATCCAGTAGTTGATGAAACTGTTATTTGATTGGTTGATGCACTAGCCACTGTCGCTGTTGTTTCAAAAACAAGATTATCTGATATGGTTTGATTAAAAGGTGCTAGTGTGCTTGTACCTTCAAGTGTTGCGTTATCAATGAATATCTTATAACTCTTTGTTGGATCTAATTCAATTGTTGAGTCAATTGTGATTGTTGTACCACTGATGCTTTTTATTCTTCCACTATGTTTTTTTCCATCATCTTCAAAATGTGTAAAGTAAATTAAATCACCTGGTTTTGAATATACGTGATCTGCACCTGCTGTATATTCTACAAATTCTTTATCATTTTTACCATTTTCAGCCAAATATCTTGCGTGTCTTTCTGCTTGGTGTTTATTTGTTATACCTTGCATCACTACTTCTTTTGATACAACAGGCATACCAGTATTCAGTTGATCTCTTAGTTCAGCAAATGCAATATCTTGCTTAAACATTTTTCTTTCATTATTGTATTTTACATAATAGGTATTTGTTTCTGGTAAATGATTTCTACCTGTAAGTTTTACATCAATACAATTAGATTGATTTACTACTTTGACAGGATTTTGTGGTTGGTCTTGATATATCATCATATAACCATTATGAAAATAATATTGTGCATTCATATTGTTCAATATCTTTTGTAATGTTTCAAATTTGTTTGAAGCTTGATCTAGAACTGAATTAAATGTATATCTTTTCTGTGTGCTTGTTGCACCAGCTGAATCTCTTATTGTTAATGTGTTTTCACATCTGTCTTTTGCATCTTTTAATTGGTGCCTTAGATAATTTGTTTGTGGATCATTGACCGCTGTTGCAGTTTGAGATATATCTGCAATCATTTCTCCCATACCATATCTTTTAGACGTAATAAAATCATACGCCACGTCTGCTGTAATATTTGTAAATGTATCACTTGAACTTATAGCACCTGATCCTGATTGTGTTCTAACCTTCTTACCTTGATATATGAAACTAAAACTTGTGTCATCATCTTTGTCTTCAAATTTTACTGGTCTTGGATAACTTAACTGCACCAATGAAGTGTGTGGATAAACTACGGTATCAATCATATTGCTATCTCCATCTCTCATTGCATCTGTGACCCAATCTGTGTCTTGTCCTTGATTGAAGAAAAACGATTCTCCACCTGTTGTAGGTAAACCTGTTGTTGTCTCTCTCAATCTACATACTTCACTGAATGCCGTGTCTGTTGTTTCTGTTCTCACACAGGCCTGCAATACAAATTCCGTAGTAGTGTTTGTAGTTGGTCTAATCTTAAATCTTTTTGCCACTTCCTTAACATATCTGCCAGGTCCCCAAAAACAAAGAAATATAACATTATTAACATCATCATTGAATATGTGTCCACCTGTACCCATAGTTGATGTGGCGAAGTTTAAAGTGTTTGAGTGATTGTATGCACTGAAGTTTGGATCTGTTGTGTCATTTGCACCTTTACCATCTGTCCATAATTCTTTGTAATGATCAGACAATGTTGAGGCTGAAGTGGCACTATCTGTGAAGTAATCAACTTCAACTATACCTACAATCCTAGCATCAGTTGATGGTACTCCTCCTACAACTTTAGATAAAGATTTTGAAATTGCAATATCCCAATCAACACCATCACCACCTGAGGCACCAAATGCTCTTGTCATTCCAGTGTTGTCTATGTTAGTTTGGAATGCTGTAGAAGTTATTGCGGAAGTGTTGCCACCAATTGCTAGGCCAAACCAAGTGAGTTCATAATCTTCCATACCAGTCATTGTTATTGTGCTCAGCTGTGCCTGTGTGCTTGATGCCGCTGTATGGAATACAACATCAGTGTTGAAAGAAACTCCTAGTGTTGCTGAAGCTGTTGTCTCTGGTGCTTTTACAAATATTGCCATATTACACTGACCTCACTAATATTCTTCCGCCTGAGCTTGATGCTCCAGCTGTTCTGTAATACAACATCCGTGGTGTTGTGTTTGATGTTGTGATAGTGTATGTTCCGTTTTCTGTTTTTGCTGTGCCTGATGCAACATTGGTACTTGAAACTCCAGTTGTAAATTCATCAGTGAAATTTTCAGTTATGAAAAATCCTTGTCCACTTCCAAGACTGTTGCAAGTGAAAGTATATGTGACTCCATCATACATAAGGATATCTGGTCTAGCAATAGTATCTAAAAATAAACAAGGTGAAGAATAGATAGTATCATTTGCTCCAGATGTGCTACCAAATATTGCACCATTTTTCCACCAACGGAATGGTGTGTCATCTGCTCTGGTATCTGTTGCAAGTGTGACTGTGTATGCTGATGCGTGTGGTATTATCCAAGTTGCTGGATCAACATTGGTACCAAATGGATTTGAATCAGTTGTCGTAAACAATCCAGCATCATTGAGTATGTCATTGATGTGTTTACCTTGGAATTTGTCAGTGTTATTGTCATATTGTAAAACAACACCATTTGTTAATTCTGTTGAAACATCTGATAATCCTTGCAAGAAACCTTTCCTTGAAACATTGTCAGCAAGATTGGTCGTTGAACCTTTGAATAAAGAAATATCTACATCTTTGTTTTGTTGACTCATTTTTTCATTTGTGGCCCAATCTGTCGCTGTGCTTGTTCTTTGTTTTATTTCTACACCATTTAATTCTGTGAGACCTGTGTCTATATCTTCTAATGGTCTGTTGTTTATTACCACGTGATTCTTCACTGCTGATTTAATTCCATTACAATCACCTTCACTTACTAAAACTTTATAATGTTTGAAGTTTACAATATCTTTTTCTACAGATCCTGTTAAGGTTGGAGATGCTTGTGTCACACCTTCATCTATAACAATACCTTTGGTAAGAACTGTTCCATACACAATAGGTACCTTGACTGAAGTTGTGTCACCTGCTCCAGCTGTGTAAAATTGTTGTTCAGCAACATCACCAGCGATAGTATTATGATCTCTGTTTCTAATAATTTCCGCATTGTTCTGTGCGGCATTAGACAAATTACTAAATGTGTTTCCTGTTTGTTTGATACTACTCATTTGTTTGTGTTCCTGGTGTTCCTGCTCTAAATTGTCCCATAAAAGGCAACACTGAAGTTGCACTTCCAGAGGCCCATCTTAGCCTACAAGCTCTTATGTTTTTAGAACAATAATCTTGACTTGCTGTACTTGTTGAATTGTTTTCTCTGTCAAAGAATCTTGTGTCATTGTATCCACTGTCTCCATTAGTTTGTTGTCCATATGGACAACCACCATCTGCTACTGGAGTATAAACAAAAGATCCTGCCACGTGACTTCTATATCTTAAACTACATAAACCTGTTGGCATTTTTCTATTTGTTTCTGTTTTTTGTTCAAGTCCTAGACTTGGTGTAAGTTCTAAAACATAACTCTTGTCATCTGCATCTAAAATACTGTTTACAAAAAATCTACTCTTAACACCACTCAATAAAACTTTGTCTGCTGTTATAGATCCACCAACTTCAAATCCCCAACTGCTGTCTGCGTTGTAGTCGTGAAGTGTAAGGAATCTTGTCACTGTTGTTCCACGAAATGGAAAAGGTGGTAAATGTCCTAAACCTGTCCAACTTGTTATTAATGAAGACACATTAGATAAAGCATCAAATGTTGATCTATTCACTGTCAATGTTGGCTTGTTTGGTCTTTCATTTAATGCACTAGAAACACCTGCTATTGAAATAGCACAATGATTGAATGTTGTTCCGTTCATTACAATATCAGAACCATTTGATTGTCTGTGATTTGTTATTTTTACATCTGTAGAAACAGCTGAAAAGAATCTTGGTTTGATTGTTGAAAAATCAAATTTATATAACTCAATAGGTGTGTGCTGATTTATGTTTTTTGAGTCATTAATAAAATTTGGCATTATTTGTCCTCTACTAACACCGCCGTGAATGTGTGTAGCAAAGGACCAGATAACACTTCATTGAATTCTCTGACGTAATAATTTCTCGTTGTGCCATCAGTAGGTGATGTTGGTGCTGTTATTGTTTGACCTTTGCTGTAAAATTCATACCATTCTCTTAAAAGGTTGGCATCTGTTGTGTTTAAGTTTTCGTGAACTATTGTGTAAATTCTTGTTAAGTTGTTTGGTCCATCTGGTATCCTTTGAGAAAAACCATCTGAGAAATTTATAATGGTCATTCTATTTTCTGTATCAACAGTTGAATTGACACTTGGTCCAACAGATATAACATTTGAATTTGTGTCAGTTGGCGATGGATGAACTGCTGATGCTGTGTTGGCCATTATGCAAATCTCCCTTGTGTTGACATTATTTTAATACTTTCTTCTAATACTCTACCAGCCATTCTGTTTAAATCAGTTTGTGTGACTGTGCCTGATGAACTTGTTCCTAGGTTTCCTGTAATGTTAAAATTAAACACAGGAGAAACACCTGACTTATCTTTTGATAAAGGTGTTATGGTTGCAGGGCCAGTTATTAATTCTGGACCAGATTCGCCAGCTATACCAAATTTTCCTTTTGGTAATTTTCCGCCTTTGCCAAAGAATCCTCCAAATAAACTCATTGCAGGTCCAATTAGACTACCAAGTCCTCCACCTGATCCTCCACCAAATCCTCCGCCTGATATTAGATTGCCAAGCTGTCCTGATATGGCTTGTGATCCTAAATCAATTAACGCATCTTTGAAACTTTTTGTTCCTTTCAATACACTAGACAAATTACTTGATACAGAACTTTCCATTCTACTAAATGATCCTGAAACTTGTGATGTTGCTCTATCAACTGGATTAACTAATATCTCTTGTAAATTGCTGTCACTGAATTCTGTTCTCATTATCTGAGTCGTGCCTTCACTCATTGATTTTGTTGAAGCTATTGTGTCTCTTTCCATTCTATGGAATTCTCTCAATACTCCGTCAACCATATTAGGAACAATTGATCCACCTACTACTTCGTGTTCAGTTTCGCCAAACCAACCTGTGACTCCTTCATACAAACCTTTCACAGAATCAACGGCTTCATCTTTCATTTCAGTGAACTTGCCTGAGACTTTGTTTTTAAATTCTACTATGCTGTTTCCAACTTCTACCAAAGTGTTCTTCATTGATATGAAAGCATCTATTGTTGATGTCACTATGTCTACCACTACTCTGATGGCATCAAATAACAAACCAAATGCATCTATCACAAGATTCAAACCTTGTCCTAACAGTCTACCAAGTCCACCAATCAAATCTTCATTGCTGTCTATAAATTCTCCTAAACCACCTGTTGCATCTGCAAGACCATCTAGGAATCCACCTTTGCCCTTACCACCAAATGCCACAGCCGCTTTCTTCATACTGTCACCAAAGTTAGAAAATCTTGTTGATAATGATTGTAGGGCTATTTCTGTTGCACCACCAAATCTGTCATCAAATCCTTCAAACAAAGCATCTCTGATTTGTTTGGCACCTTCTGCTGTTTTACCTAAGTTGGAAACTTCTAATCTTGTAATACCTAATTTTTGATTTAACACATCAAATACAGGTAGACCTCTGTCTTGTAATCTTTGTAATTCTTCTAGACCCAAACCACCTTGCATCGTTCTGGTAAACAAATCAATTGATGATCTAAATGCACCAACTTTGTCAGTTGATACGGAAGCCGCATCTGAGAAACTCAATAATAGTTCTTCAGTTGGTTCAATACCTGCACCTTTTAATTGTGTAAATGCTGATGTGATTAGATCAATGTCTAAGGGCAGTTTACCTGCTATGTTTTTGACTCTTTCAAAAGCCGCGGCACCTTCGTCCACACCTCCAAATACCGCATTCAAGGCCAATTGTAAATCTTCAAACTCTGCTGATGTCTGTGCTACTTCTTTAATCAATAAACCCAAACCAAGACCAGCAATAGCACCTTTTACTCTTGAAAAGGCCAATGCACCTGCTGTTCCTGTGTTGCCAAAACTCTTGTTGACTCCACCTAGGTTTGTTTTAAGTTTATTGACTGAATTTACAGCACCTGAACTATCAACGGTTATCTTAAGATTTACTACTTCTGTTGCCATTTTTTAGTATCCTTCTTCATTTGTTTCTCCTGCTGTTTGTGTGCAGTTGAAACATACTCTCTATCCATTTCTTGGATAATAGCAATGAATTCTTGTTGATCCTTTATGCCACACCATTTGCAATAATGCAAAATTGAAGGAAATGGAATAAATCCAACTCCTCCACTTGTATTTAACCTGTCATTGGCTAAAGAGTTATAAGCACTTACATAGATATCTAAGTGTTTTGGATATGTAGGTGCTCTGTTTTGAATGGCTGGTATATGACTATGAGGCCCCCACTCTGCCATCCATTTAGTGAGTGAGGTTAGGACTTTTTTTTGTCGTCAACTACTTTTTTAATTGCAGTTGCCACTTTCACTGATTCAGCATCTACAAAGTTTCTGAATTGTTCATAGTTGGTCAACATCTCTTTGGCTTTGTCGTGACTGTATGCACAAGGTTGTCCTTTGTCTTCAACCTGTTCCCAATCTAATAAGATAGTGTGGGCTTTGATTTCAGATTCAATTTCTACCACTTGTTTTGCTGTGAGTTTGTCCAAACCTCCACCTTGTAGTTCATTCATTTTGAACATCTCAAGAGTTTTGTTTTTGAAGGCTATGTTGTTTGCTGGAGCGATAAAGAACTTTGCATTTTGGTGCTCCACCCATTGTGCATTTGTTTTTGGATCCGTAGATCCGTACTGTTTTGTAAAATCCATACTTCTAATCCTCGTTTGTTAAACAAGTATTTATATGGTATTATTATGCTTGATTTTTAACTAGAGCTACTGTGAAATCATCTGATCCAACTGTTGTCTTAACAGCTTGGAATTCAAGTTCCATTAACACATCTTCATCATTACCACCTGCTAAAACTTGAGCTGATGTTAAGATAACTTCTGGCATATAAAATCTGTAATTGTTTGTTGAATCACCAATTTGAATTTGCATACCAAATCTTGTTGTGTTGATGTAGTTGTTGAATAATGTTTGTGAGTCTGCGTGGTTGGCATACACAGTCAACGAACCTGTTGCTGTAAATCTACCTGCACCAATGCCTGCTAAATTAGTTGTTCCAATTTGTGTTTGTGCTCTTAGACCATTATCAAAACTTAATGAGAAAGCAGTTGGAACCACACCAGTCAATTCAGCATAATCACTTGATGTTGTAGATGCCGCACCAGTGTTGAATTTGACGTTTGTGTTTGTGTCTACTGTTGTGAATGGTTGTGTAGTTGTTGTCAATGTAGAAGTTAGTGTTCCACTGCCTGACATAGCATTAATTTTAGAACCTACGAATCCAACTGTGCCTGTCACAAATGAACCTGACTCTGCTGTTAGTTCTAAAGTGTTTGGAACCATACCTTGGTATAGTTGGAAGAAGTTTGTTGATCCATCTGTTGTTTTCTTTTCAATTGAATAACTTGTTTGAGTCGTACCATTGAAGTATACATTAGTGTCTGTCATATTGTCAGTAGTGTTTGCACCTGCAACACCTGATTGTAATACTGATGTTATTAATGCGTCAACTGGACCATCTGCTGAGAATTCAAATTCAATGTCACCTTCTGCTTGTGATGATACTTTGTTTAAATCTGAAACATTTCTAGATGCATCAATCTCTTCAGAAGCTATTGTTGAAACAGCTGGAACTATACTTTCAGCTGTCACTCTAAGACTTGCTACTGTTCCTGATGTTGCACCTGCTAAAGCATCTTCTTTTTGAATTGCTATTGTTGTTAAACTTGCACTTGGTATTCCCATTGTATTGTTCTCCTACTTGTATTTATGTTTGATGACGAAAATACGGAATGTCTAAATTGACCTGATAAAAGCTATCTAGATCCTGACTACCCGCTGACTCACCAACCACAGTCATACTACAAGCTCTTGTTGTAATATCACTGAAATTTACTATATGATATATTGTTCTAATTGATTCTGCTAAAGTCCTTGCTCTTTGTGTTCCTGTTCCTGTTTTAACAAATACTTGGACACTTATAAGTCCTTCTTGTCTTGAAAATTTTGAACCCAATTCTGCTTGAATAGAATCATTGGTTAAGATTGTTAGGCTGACCCATTCATCTAATTGTTCTGGTGTGTTCACAGTATTACCAGCATTGTCAACCAAACCAAGTACATTATCAAATTGGATATAAACTTCAGATAAGTTGTCAACTAATCGCTGTTCAATGCTGGCTCTCTCTGCTTGAAAGGTCATCTATTTCACTGCCTTTCTAACGATAGAGTCTGCTCTAGTTCTTAGACTTTGAACAGTCTGTGCCGCCATTTTTGATGGTCTTGTTGTTGAAGATCCGTTTTCTACGAAACCTGCATATGGTGTATCATTTCTTATTTCAGACACACGACCAAATTTTGCATTTCTTGAATTCCAAGCACCTTGTAATTTACCAGTGTCAACTGGTGTTTTAGATTTTGCCGTTTGTTGTCCTTCAACAGTGAAACCTTCTTGAACTTGATTCATTATACGATCAATTCTTTTCAATGCTTGTGGTATTGTCAAAGCCATATTATCTTTCCCTTATGTGTAATTTATGTAAAGCTGACACAGGATCTCTTTCAACTTTATAAACTTCATAATCTGCAGATTCAAAATTTACTCTGTCTTGTGGCTTTGGTGTTAATGATAAATCTTTTCCAGGAATCAACATCTGTCTATCTGTTGTCTGTGCCAATCCTGCATTTATGTTCTCTTGTTCAAATCTTGTGATCAATGCTGTCAATGTTGTTTCAGTTGTTGTCTCAGTTGTTGCACCTGTTGTGGCATTGTATCCACCTGATGAAACTTGAGTGTATGTCACTGAAACAGGTATATCACCTAAGGCCTTAAAGGCACTATTTGTTGCTGATTGTATAGCAGATTTTAATCCCATCTGGACTAACTCCTTACTAATCTATTTTGACCTATACCAGATGTGCCTGCATTCAATGATGGAATGTAATCTCCATATTTTCTTAACATTGAAAATACACTTGATCTGATAACACCTTTTGAAATTCTTGAACTCTGATCCATTGTTAAACTGATACCTTGAACCATTAGTTGTTTGAATCCAGCAGTATCATCATCAGCAGTTGTGTCTTCTGAATGTAGTATTCTTGCAAATTCTGATGTTGCTTCTTTTACAAATTGTGGAATGGTATCTCTGTCTAATGTGTCAAATAAACCTTGTGCATATTTTCCATCTTTCAATACACTTGATCTTGGCCATTGTAATGCTTGATCGTGATTCTTTTTATAACCTAAAAATATGAAATGTTCATCAATCAGTCTTGTTGCCATAGCAAGAAGTCTTTCTTTTTTGCCATCGTGTAATGCTGACCAAGTTTGGTCTGCTTGTTCTCTGATTGAGTCGTGATAGGTATTTGCCTCAGCTACTGTGGCATATGAGTTTGAATTTGTTGCACCTGGTGTTGTAATTAATGTTAAAGCCATATAATTTGATCCTCACTTGTATTTAGTGATTATAAGGAAAACAAGGCCCCTAGGGGCCTTGTTCATAGTCTTTGATCTTAATTGGTATTAGGATTATACAGTTGCTTTACCTACTGATAGACCTTTGTCGTTGTATACTGATAACGCCGTATACATTGCAACTCTTGTCATATCTGCATTGTAAAGTTCTGATTCACCTAATGGTCTTACATCAATACCAGCTGGTGTTCCATCTGGGTATATCATAGCAATACCATTGTTGCCACCATCTTCAAAACAACCTGCAAATAGAGCCTCTTGTGTTCCTGCAGTTCCACCTGACAAATCAACACCTTTTAAGTGGTTGTTTGTGTAGATAGGTGTTCCTTCGTAAGCAAGAACTGTTCTATTTGTGATTGGTGAAGTGAAGTAGTCAAAACCAGCACCAACTGATCTTACTGCTTTTTTGAAAATGTTCAATACATTTGATGAACACATAATGAAGTCTACTTGACCATCTTTTGATGTCACAAGATCTTTCATATCATCAAAAAGAGCAAAAACATCTGCGTGGTTTGAACCAGAAATGTCTACTGTTGATGTTGAGTTTGAGTTAGTGTCATTTGCAATCTCATAACAGCCAGCAAAACCAGCCGCATCACCACCTGTTAAAGTAGTACCTAATGCCACCTGTGCATAGGCTTTTCTTGCGATGTTTCTTGATTTTGAAGCCACTTGTAATGCCATTTGATCTACACCTGCAGGTGATACTGCTTGTGAAAATCTGTCAACATTAGCTTGACCTAAGATTGCTTTTAATGTGAAAGTTCTTTGAGTAGTTGACATTGGTTTAGAAACTGTGTCGTCGTTTGCTAAATCAAGGCCTTCTGCCGCGAACTTTACCATACCTGTTGTTGCATCTTGGTTTACGATTAATGATTGCCCTGCAATTGGTCTGAAAGGAATCACTTCGTAAAAAGGAGCAACGGTTACGATTGTGTCAGCAACACCATCAGCAATTGGATTGTTGAAGTGTTTGACTGCTTGTGTCAGACCTGTAAGGTCTGTTCCACCTGTTAAATTTGCCATTTTATTTTCTCCTGTTTTAAATGGTTGAAGTTAATTTTCCAGATCGTCCAGAATTGATTACTACGGTAATCTTAATGTTATTTATGTTATCTTTTTAAACCTTGAGATATCTTGTCTAATGCACTCATTTGGTTTTGTGTTTGGACTACTTTTCTTTGTCCTCTAGCACCAGTGCCTGTAGATTCTTCAAACAGATGTCCTGCTGATTTTTGTAACCTAGACACCCATTCTTCAACAGTCAAAGGTTCACCTTGTGAATTATAAATTGTTTCACCTTTGTCATCTTTGGCAACGGCTTTACCTTCTTCTAAAACAAAGGCAGTTTTTGCTCTTAACAGAACATCTTCCATTGCTGTTGATTTTACATTGTATTTGGTTGCATTTGATTGAACTTGATTGTCAATCAAGACAGTTGATAATTTTTGATTTGTTGAAGTGTATTGACTGCTCAACTCTTCTAACTTCTTCTCATATTCTGCTTTCATTTCAGCAGTTCTTTTGTTTAGAGTTTGTTCAACATCAGTTTCAGGTATTGAACCTTTTGTTTTTTCTTTTGAATACTGATCTTTCAATCTGTTGTATTCATCCATATCAACATAGCTCATTTGTTTTCTTAGATCTTCTAATTCAGAATTTAATTTTCTGTTGTTGGTTCTGAATTCATCTAATTTTGCAGATGGAACTACATTTTTGATGTTTAACTTATAACCTTCTTCCATTTGTTCATAATGTGAATGTAATGATTCAGGAATTGATTGTAATGAATCAACAAATAATGTTAAAGGTTGAGTTGGTTGAGTTGTTTGTTCGTTTGATTGTGTGTTGTTTGCTTCTTCTGTAGACATACGAGTCCTCCTGTTGTTAAGCACGGTTAACTTTTATTATAGTATTATTTAGTATCAATTGCTATCTGTTTTTTATGTTGTTTCTTATGTCAGTGAGCAATTGATGATCTTGTTGTATCAACACTGGTATTGGAGTTGAATGTCTTCCAAACTTTGGATGTGAATACAACCATTCTTCTGTGGGTCTGTCTTCGTTGAACTGTTTCATCAACTTGTTCAACTTGTAGGCACTTGCATTTGGTAGTTTATAAACACGGGCAACATAGTCACCCAATGGATGTATCTGTTCTTGCCATTCACAAATATCTATTTTTTGTTTTTGCCAGTATGCTTTAGACCAAGGACATACTGAAACAATAGATGCAAAGTAGTCAGACCAATTAACCTCGTCTGCCACCTTTTTTGCCGCCTCTT